GTAGTTTTGGTTCTCGGTGTATCCATATTCCGAATACTCGGTTATCAAGTTTTCTTGTTCGTTTTCCGTTTTCAGAAAGTTCACACGATCCGCCACCATTACATTCATTTGAATGGTTGCCACTTGGTCTGTCAATGCTACGGATTGAATCGAACAGTGCATCAATGGGAATACCAAAAACGCCTTAAAGTCAAGTTCGGTCAATGTACCATGGGAATAATTCCAACCTTCTTCGGTTGCAATGTCCTTCATCAACTCAAATGCCGTGCCTATGTGATTATTGTTCATTTTTTTCTAATTGCTTTTTGTTCCATCTTCGCAATGTCACTTTCGTAAGCGGTCCACATGAGAGCCGTCTGAATGGGTTTTGTATACACATTGTCCAAGTTGAGGAAATTTCGGTTAGCAAGTCGGTAGACCATTCCAAACCATCCCCATTTTTTGGTAAGGCGTATTTCATCGCCACTTCCCCCCTCCTCACCATCCGCAAATACTTCTGGAAAGAATTCAATAAGTCGATTCCTAAACTCCAAAAAAAAAGCATCGCACCAAATGCAGTGTTCGCGTCTATCTCCTTAAATGCCGTGTTCAAATCGGCATTGTAGGCCATGATTTCATACCTTCCATTCTGTCCTTTTTTGGTAATGGGTCGATACAAAACCGACAACACTTTCCAAAGGTCGTTTGGTTCTTTGCAATAATTTTCGATGTCAATGAATTCACCCGTTGTGAGTTCGTCAAAGTTTGGGATGAATCCATATTCAATGCCTTTGTACTCGAACCTGGGCGTAAATGTTGGTTTAGATTCCAACATGGTTGTGATTTTTTCCACACAGTATTTCAGTGTGTCAAATGGCATATTCTTGACCTCCGACATGGTCAAGTCACAAAAGATTGCCACCGCTTCCAACTGCCTTGATACATCATCCATTTCGGGTTTTAACCCGTTGTATGTTATCATTTGATGCAACTTTACATCACGCAGTTCGGTAGGTACAATTATCTTTTTGTTTTCAATCATATACTAATAAAACGAAGAAATTCCCGAATGTTTACGGGAATCTTTCGTGAAGGATGGTGTGAACCCTTGCATGGTATCTTTGCATCTCCTTATCGGTCTGCAAAATGTTGTTGAATTCCTTAACAGATGAAATGATTGTTGAGTGATCCAAATGCGAAATACAACCTATTTGTGTGAATGTCATTCCCATCCGTTTACGGCAAATGTGGTTGAACATGTGACGGGCATACAGTGATTTGCGCTTTCTTGACTTGGCAATGATTTCATCGGGTGTCATGTCCATCGCTTCACAAATTGCCCTCAAAACTTCGCCCCATGTTGTGGGGTTATCATTGATGTTGGTTTTGGGTTTAACAATTTCTTGTTTAAGCAAACGCAATTCGCGTTCATGTTGCATCTTATTCTCTACAACCAGTAATCGCAACCGCTTTATTTCTTGTTTGAGGTTGTGTACCTCTTGATAATGGCTTGTCATTTCTTATATCCTTTATTTTTACACTCACATGATTCCGCATGAACCAAACCGCCATTAATGTATGTTATATATTTGTGGCCTTCCATGCTATAAATGTCTAAAACATAAGAAGAATCCAATTTCTTTGACATAGTAGGCGACCCACTATGGTCCTGACACCCTGAAATCATTCCAATCGCCAAGATACATAAAATTAGTTTTTTCATTTTTCGCCCCCTTCGGTTAGTTTGATGAATCCCGTGTTTTGATTTGCCCCAGTGATACGGATAAAATCCACTTCAATTTTTGCCGAATTGATAATGGCTTCGTCAAAGCCATCCGCCTTTATGTAATTTGTCATGTGGCAAATATACGAAACCCACACGAAATAAACAATTCTATTTGCAACCTCGTTTACATTTTGATTGTGGCGTATGTTTGTTGCAAGTAAATTCAGTATTGCACACAACACAATTCCGTTTTACATTATCAATTCCGCTATTTCGTCTGTGTGCCGATTTGCAATTGTTTGAGCAAAATTTACTATTGGCATACTTTTTTGTTTCGTATGGCTTATTGCAAACCTGACAAACCATGGAAATTGGTTGTCTTTTTTGAAACGCTTTAACTCCATGTTGTTTGTGCCATTCTCTACCCTCTGCGGATTTGTGCCATTCTTTGGCCATCTCAATTCCTTTGGTGTGAAATTGTTTAGACCATTCGGGATTTTCTTTGTGTCGCTTTTTGGCTTCCATCCTTAAATGCGCACTGGCTTCCATCAATTGCAAGTTGGAAATGTCATTGTTTGTTACATCTCCATCTATGTGGTGAATGTGGTGTCCCTTTGGTATTTCACCATTGTAAAAAGACCAAACATCGCGGTGCATTTTTTTATCGTGCCGTGTGAAATACCTACCCTCGTACTGATAATAAGTTTTGCCATTAAAAATTTGAACTGGCACATCTCTTTTGCTTTTTTGTGTTATCATACCACAAATATACAAAATAACGCATAGAATCTATATAGATATTATTTGATATTATCGGATATCATAATTTCCATAATTGGCTTTAATGCCTAATGACATCATCTCCATATACCTCCAACTGTCTAGCCCGTGACAAGTTCCCGTTGGAATGTTGGTTGTACGCCCTTGGGCATCGGTATCCCAACAATAATTGCGTAGTTCTTTAATTAGGTTTGTAGATGTGGATGTCACCAAATAGGATTGTGATTGCATGATTTGGATTCCGTAGTTGATGGAATCCTTTCCTTTGGTTACACCCTTGATTCTGATGCCGTATCTTTTGATTTCATCAATTGACTTTGGTTCTGCGCTATCCGCATACACTGGCACAAAGTTGGGTAATGCCTTTGCAATATCCGAATTAAGCATTCCCGTGCGATATGCGACCTCGTCAACGATTCGTTGGCCATTGTATTCATATACGGCCACAATTGCCGTAGGGTCGTTTGTATAACCGAAATCGACACCGCAACCAAGTAACCTCGCATCTTCGGGAATCTTGTCTATGGTTTGCCAATTGCTGAATATAACCCCTTGTAGGTTTCCAATCTCACCAAGCCCGAATACTTTCCACCAATTACGCCAATAGTTGCTTGTTTCAGCCCTATCCCGTGCCTTTTCAATTTCCGCCACGATGGATTTGTCCAACGCTTCGTTGTCTTTGTAGGTTAGTACAATCATTTCCGCATCAGGGTCGTTGACCAATTCGCTATCCACCCAAAACTCCGCCACGGGGTTGTAATCCAAATAAATGAATTTACGGGTACGAATCGCCATTTGGTAGTATGATTCCCAATCGATGTTGTTGCACTCGTTTACAAAAAGAACATCACGCCTTGCACCCCTCAACTTTTGTGGTTGGTCGGCTGAAAAGAATTCAATGTAACTATCATTACTGAATGAATAAGTCCATGAAGATTTGTTCCATTTCAACGGATCAAACATCCCGACCATTTCCATGATTTTAAGGAAGTCACGAATAGCACCCCTCCGTAGGTGGGGGATGGTTTCCGATACGATGCTGATTTCTACCTTTGGGTTTTTAACCGCGTAATCAATTAGCAAGGGGATAATTGAAAAGGTTTTTGAACTACTTGTTCCACCCCTTACAATTCTAACCCGTTTGCGTAACCGACTAATCTTGACCTGGGCCGTTGTTTTCTGCAACATCTATATCAATACCATTGAAAATTGGTTTCTCTTTTTCCTCCAATACATTGTGGCTCATAGATAGTTTGCGGAGTTCTTCTTCGCTACTTATCAATTTCATTAACGCCAATTGTAATGTGGGTTGCTCACTCAAATACCATTTGGATCGCATAGATACTTTGATGTTGGTCTTCACAGTTAACAATGCCTCTTTTATTGCGTTGGATTCGTGGAGTTTATGGGCGTAAAATGTGCTTTTATCGCACGGCAAATAAGCGACTACATCCTCAATAAAAAACAACTTGTATTTTTCTATGGCTTCCAATGATAGCCGTTCCAATTCGTTTGTTTTATAGGCCATTATTCATCGGGGGTTAGGGGTATTGGCATCCAGTAAACCACATGTAATCTTTGATCCGTGTGATAACAATGCCATTGTTCATCGTAGTAAACCGCCACATAGGGAAAACCCCGCACGGTCTTAACCAATACGGGGGTTTCTTCTTGTGGTAATGTTCGTTCAATCTTCCTCCACGCTTTCATGTTCTAATGCTTCTTTGTAAGTGTCGTAAAATGTTTCTTCGCCATTGTAAAAATTTGTGACCAAAAAGTCAACTTGATGCCCCATGCAAGAACAAATTG